GTCCCAACTGTCACCACCTGTGTCCTTATCTGGTAAGTATAAATAGCCCAACTTGTCGCTATGCCAGCAATAACCAGACAGGCAATTAAAGCAATTCTTTTCATTTCTCGCACTCCCTTATAATCTGTTCCAGAATTTCCAGATACGCTTTCTCTTTCTCCACATTCAGGTTCTTTCTGTCTTTTTCAAGAATAGTCCTTTTCAGATTATCCCTCATCTTCAACAACCGCCCGCCGAAAGTATTCTCTGCTTCGTTTATCTTCTTAATTCGTTCGTATCTATCTAAAGCCCACTTCGCCTCTAATAATGGCTTCAATAACTGGGAACGGATTTGGTTCATTTTACCGTCTTCCAAACCGACGCTCTTGTATAAAGACGCTAACCCAACTTCCTTATTCCAGTTCATCATTATCTCCATCATAGAGAAGAACTTATCCAGCAATTCCTTATTATAATTATTCAGCCTCCGTTCCACTTCCGCCTCTATACTGCTGGCTTTATTGAGAACTGTCCCCATAGTCCCCACAATGTCCTCAGCCATACTCTCCACTTCTCTGACCACAGAAATCTCGCTGTAAATATCTTTCAGAAATTCCATCATCTGCCCGAGCATATTTTTCACTTCTTTTATCTGCTCATTAATTTTCCCCAGTTCACATTCCCTCTTCTTTCTGTTAAACAGTTTCATCTTCTTCCTCCTATGTGGTTATGATTAACCGCCCTTTAAAGTTCTCATCAGCACTGGCGTTGTAAAGGGTAAGAGTATATTTGCCGAGCATCGGGAGAGCAATTTCCATATCATTCAGCACTCCCGTAGCAGTCTTGCCAAAAAACTCGGTGTCGTAAACGACATTATCCTTCTCGTCTATAATCTTGAAATCAAAAGTTGTGGTATCAGAGGCTGCCTTGATGTAAATCTGGATTAACTGCCCACCAGAAATACGGGTCGTGTTCACCGACCAAGTCCCTGAGGAGGCATTCTGGTCTATCTCAATAGGGTGTAACAGCATATTACCTCCTATACATAAATTAAGGCATAACAGTTCCCATCATAATTCCCCGCTGAGACATCAAGTATAAGCCCATTAGCCATAATGGGATGAGTAAGAACAACCATATTCCCGTTTGGCTGGTCGTAATTAGTCCCACCATCTACTGTCTCAGCCGTTGCCGTCTGTCGCCAAATGACATTCCCATCCTTATCCTTGAGGACTAAAATATCGTTGTCGGCATCAGTCTCAAAGTAAACGGCATATATCTGGACACGCCCAGATACCACCGTCACATCAGAAGTGAAAGTATCCAGATAAATCGGGTTGGTATTCAGCGAATTAGCCATTTCTACCTCCTTATTTTCCCTCTCCTGAGCCGTTCAATATCGTATTCCTTGAACTCCGCCCCCTGAGCCTTCATATAGTCCTTGTATCTCCTTATCTTCTGCTGAAGCCTCCATTCAGTATTCAGAAATTTCCTGACATTCTCAGGGGTGGGATACATCATCTCGTCTTTTTTGCACAAACTCTCCTTGAGTTCCTCTTTCATCTTCTTGGCTTCCCGATAAAGTTTGTTCCGTTCTCTGACACTTAAATTTCTGTCAGGCTCAGGATAACTGCTCATCTCCTCTTCCTCCGCTTTTTTCTCCTTTTCTTCCTTCTCTTAACAATGGAAGTATAGCAGACGGCGTATGGGTTAACTTTCTTCCCCTTTCTACGCCGTCTGACTTTTCTGACGCACCTTTCCATCTTTGCCCATAATCTCTTGGGCACATTTTTATAGGGCATTACCTCCTTCTCCTTCTGCCTTTACGGAGATAACATCTCCCCCGCCTGCCACCGCCGTGCCTGCGGGCATAAGAACCCTTATACGGTCCTGTCCCATCTCTTCTGCCTCGCCGTAAGTATCCCACTATCTCCTCCTTCTCCTCTTTTTTCTTCTTCTCCTGACTTTAGCCATTGCCTTAGCAAAAGCCGCCTTCTTTCTTATTTTGGGGTTTTTACTTCTGAGACCTCTGGCTATGCAGGCGGCGGTTACTTTGGAGAAACCCTGACGGCGACACCATCTACGGAAACTACCGACAGTGCCTTTTCTTTTCATTCTGGCACGGGCGGATTGTATCCACTTCTTTTTCCTCCGTGCCATTTTAACCTCCTATTTATAGTTATTGCTCTCGCAAAACGGGCACTTATCGTCCCTTTTAACATTGCATATAAACCCACAGAACTTACACCTCACATACTTGGACTCTAACCCGTCACAGCCTGGGATAGGCCTTTTATCCTCCCCCTTAAACGGCTTGGGGGAGGCGACGTGTATGTCGTTAAACGGCAAATTGCCAGTCCTCGTTACCAGATGGTCACTCATTTACTCTTCCTGCCTTTTCTGATTAGCCTTCTCCTTCTGGGAGCAGGGATAGAGATAAACTCCCCCTTCTTGGCTTTCTTCAAGGCTTCCTTCTCGTTCTTCGCCACCACTATTTTCTCTTTTTCTTCTCCAGCAATCTGTATATCGTATTCCCAGTATCCTTCTGGGGCATTCCCCTTTCTCACTCCAGTTACAGCGTATTTACTCATTTACTACACCTCCTTTTATGAGGTCGCTCTGGTAATCTTTATGGTAATGGTAGCCCTGACGGCAGAAGTGCTTGCACCATCACAGGCAATCTGTAAAACCTGCCCTTCAGTAAAAGTATTATTGTCTGAAGGGGTGCAGGAATCTATATCCCCAGCCGCCGAGCCTGAGGCTGTGATGGTAATCGCCCCGTCGGTCATACTCGTCCCGCCGTTATTCTTCAGGGTAAGAGTGGTATCATTATCTATTGTGCCGTGAATAACTGACCACGCTTTGGTAACCGTGCAGGCAGGCATTACCACGTAAGTAGTGGAAGCAGAACTCAGGTCGTCAACCTGAGTGGTTATGTATTCAATCTGCGGGTCATAGCCATCAAGTTTATTTATCTCCGCTGCCGTAGCAGTAATTTTTGTCCCTACCTGATACAGATACCCTGAAGAATCGGCTACGGTTACCTCCGAATCTTTTGCTCCAACAGCAAGCCCGTTTTTACCTGAAACTTTATCAAAATGTGTGTATCCCATTTTAAACCTCCTTTTACCTTGCCACCCTTCTCAGGGCAGTCTTTTCAAAGACCAGCAAGGCGGGGGCGTCACCGCCCCCTGTCCTTAACTGACTGAAACTCATTAACTTACATTGTGGCCGAATACCCAACGCCAGTCAGAGTATCCCAGAGAATACCTCATATACACGGAGTATTTGGCGATGTAGGTATCAAAGTCTCTGTCCCTGTTCAACTCCAGAGGAATTCTGTTGAAGAAGTTCAGGAACATAGATGCCAGTTCACTGTCAATTAAGAACCAGTTATTGGCATCAGTCAGGAAGTCCCACACGGCTAACTTATATTTACCGTAATGGAAATTCCTGTTGTTGTCTGCTGTGTCAACCTTCCCCTGAGAATTGATTATCTCCCACGCTGTCTCCTCAAGGTTTCTGGGGACCAAGAGCAAATCAGGGGCAACGACTATCTTCTCCCCTCTGTCATCTCTGAAGTCCAGCATTGCTATTCTGGTAGCCTCCAGAGCAGTAGGAGAAAGAGCCGAAGACCCAGTATTGCTCTGAGTTATCCCGTCAGGAGCAGTAGAGCCGTGAGAGGAAGAACAGAGAGTTGTCCCGTCTCCACCACTCATAAAGTCGGGATTGGCTGTAAAGGCGTTGTTGAACAGGTCAGCGGCGTGCTTCTCTTTGGTTCTGGCAGCCGCCGTCCCCAGCCCCTGAGGGGCTTTCATAATAATTCTGTAGAGGTCGTCATCATACAGTTTCCTCTCAATTTTAAATCCCTTCGCAAACTCCTTGTGGGTGTAAGTGGTGTCATACCCCTGATAGATGTCGTCATACTGGATTGTGCCGTTGAATTCTGGCACATCACTGAAAGAGCCTACTTGGGTGTCCTGCTCGTAAGAGGTATTTGACCCACTTACATTGTATAGAAATGGAATCATTGACTGTAATCTTCCATAGGCATCAAAGAAAACCTTTCTGATGCCAGGAAGCAACAGGTCGCCAAAATTTGAACTAACTGCTGCCATCTTTCACACCTCCTTTACCTTATTCCTGAACTCCAAATGCGTGGTCTTTCAGAATAATGTCGTTGTAGAACCTCGCATTGGATAAGTTGTTCAGAGAATTATGAACCGCTGGTCTTAATCTCTGCAGAGGATGAGAATCGCTCTGAATATATGCCTCAATAACCCTGAGGTTTGTAGCCCCTGAAAGAGCCTGAGCGTTGCCAGAAGCAGTCTTCTTGGCATCGCTGGTAAGGTTATTGGCATACTTCAATGGCGGCACGATAAATATGGCTGTATCGTTAGAATCGCCATTAGTTGAAAGAGCAGATGCCATAGTGCAGGAACCAGAAGCAGAGGCTGTGATAAGCCTCAGAGAATACTTTACCCCGCTCTGGTTTAATGGGAAATATACCCAATAGCCGTCTATATCGTCCTGCAGAGATGAAATTGTCAGAGTTGTGCCACTGGTGGAAGTGAGAGCCACATCATCCGCTGCCGCCTGAGATGCCTCAAAAAGATAAACGGCAAACGGATTGACTATCACTTTCCCGTAATAGGGACCAGTGGTGGTTGAAGGGGAATTGTCTGGCGTGGTGCCACCGCTCTCGTAAGTATTCTCAGCCAGAATACCTACGGCGTCAATGGCACTGTTGGCAGGAGTAGAATCATAAGCGGTTACCAGACAGAGCCCCTCGTCTGCTCCACTGTCAGGGTCAGTAGTCCCCAACTGGAGCAATTCACCGTTGTCAAGGTTTGAAGAATCGTAAACGGGCATCTCCATAAAAATTGGTTCTGCCCCAGTTAAGTCGTAATGCCATCTTGCCATAGTTTACCTCCTTGTCTTTTCTGGGATTACCCAGACTTCTGCCATAAAGGGTTTTCCCTTCAGGCAGGTCTTTTTATAGCCTTCCATCGTCCAACTATATCTTGCCATTTTGACCTCTTAAAGGGTTCGTAGGGATGCTTTTCCAGTAAATGACTAATCTTGGAAAAGTCATACTGGACATAGCACCCGCAGTCCTTGCATCTGTATCTGATTCTGAACGGCGTAATGTTCTCAATATACTCCCATCGGCTCTTCTTCTTGCCATCGGCATTGCAGAGCGGGCAATTCAAGGGGCCACGAAAAGCCGCAGGGCTCTTCTTCTTGAACACAGGCACTGTATTTATTATGTGCACCATATCCTTACCCCTTGTATTTTATGTATTCCTCTTCAGTCATCCCGAACTTAGCCGCCACTCTTTTCTCCTCTGGAGTCAACTTCACGGTTGACTTCTTCCCTTCCACCGATGGCTTGGAACTGACAATCGGCACCTTCGGTTTCGGGGCTTGAGACTGAGCCTGAGACTGCTGAGCCTTCTGCTCGCCAGTTTGAACCTTTTTTTCATCTTTTTTCTCTTCCATTTCTGAACCTCCCATTTCTTTTAATCTTTCCTCCATCATTATCATCGCAATTTTCGGCCCGTCAGGGATGTTCACCAGATACGGATTCTCCTCCGCTATCTGGGCAAATATCTTCCCTTTGGGCGTATTGGGGTCCAAAACCATCTGCCCAGTCTTCTCATCCACCTTATACATATCAGGATGCCTTCTCATCAGTTCCCTCTTGTGCCGCTCCTGAGTGGAAATAAGATACTCATACTGCCGCCGAACATCAGATACTTTCTGGTTCACCCACGCTTGAGCAGAAATCGGGTCCTGCTCATACCATTCCTCAAGTTTCTTTGCCTGTTCCTCTGTCAAGTTAAGGATTTCCTTAACATTGACTTTCCCGATTTCATCTCCGATTAGCGTCTCAGTGGTAATTGGAGGAGTTTTTGTCTCCTCCATTGCCTGAATACGCCTCTCGGTTTCCTTTAACTTTTTGTAAATCTCATCAAACCTGCTCTGGGGGACGTAATTTTCATCCTTCTTCTGCTCCTCCCCCGTCTCCTGAGTCTGAGGCTCCTGCCCTCCCTGTTCCTCTGGCTCCTGAGGCTCAGGCTCCTGAGAAGCAGGCTCTTGAGCCGTAGGCAAATTCAGGTTCTCATCCTTTAATTCCTCTGGAACCTGTCCCTGTTTAAGTTCTTCTCCCATTCCTCTACCTCCTTTTTTGCACTCTCTTCTGAGAGTGGAACGCAGGGTTTAAAGATAACCCAGAACTATAATTTATCCAGAACTTCCCTGACTCTTCCCCAAGTATCATAGCATCCAAGTTCATACTGCCCATCCTTGCCCTCCCTGAGGGCTGCCAGTAATGTTTTGAGTGCCTGCTCCCTGCCCACCTCCAATCGGCGGAGTATTTCCCTGAACCCCGGGTGGGCTTTGACTTCCTTGATTACGTGCTCCGGTATTTTCGGCTCCATATATCGCCTCCTGTTTCTGACTTGCCATCTGATACTGACGCTGAAGTTGCATCCACACCAACTGATAGGTCATCTGTAGGTGCTTATTGAAGTTCTCCTTATACTGAGGAGGCATATTCTTGTAAGCCTCTGTATCCATTTGGGATAGATGAGTAATCAGATGCTCCATCGCATTCTCAAATTCAGATGGCTTCACCATCTTCCCAGCCAGCATAGCGTCAAATTCCTCCTCAGCGTCATAATTGACAGAAGGCAAGCCTTTCGGTTCAGGCCCGATAAACCTTTCAGGCTTCTCCTCGCCCAAGGCTTTTAACATCTCATATCTCAATTGCCACATTCTGCGTGGGTCAAGATTAACGAATGGGTCATTTACAAACATCTGGTATTTGGCAATTGCAGCCTGTTTCTGGAATGTCTTATTGGCTGCTTCCTCGTTTATGGTTACGACAGCCTCGTGCTGTCCCAGAATATCTCTCGGCTCAAGCCCCTGAGGGAATAAGTCCTCATAGCCCTGCCCGATTATTCTCCTTGCCTCGTCAGGCGTAAGATTTTCCTCATAAAGTTGCTTTAATCTTGTAAGTAAGTCGGCTATTATCCTCACTATTCGCCTTGCCAGCATATTGAACTTTTGCTGTCCCTGCTCAATTAAGGCTAAAGTGCCAGAAGCCGTCGCCCTTGATTTTACTATCTCGGACTCCAAGCCCAATTGATAACTTCCAACTGAAGTCAGCCGCTCAATTAAACTCAGAACGACCTGCTCCTCCTGAAAGGAATACTGCAAGCCCTGAACTGGTATTGTCGGGATAAATACGTCCCGACGGGGGTCGTCAAGGGGCACGGCCATCAACGGCCCCCAAGTATGTGCCTCTGGGTCATACCCAGAAGCAGGCCTGTAAAAGACAGGCGGGGCAATTGCTATGTTGCCCATATCTATTCTCTGGTTGTGAATTGCATCTATCAGTTTCTGTAAATGGCTGATGAGCATAGGGATAGAAACCCCATATAATCCCGTCTGGCGTTTCAGGAACGGCCTGATAATAAAAGGGCGGGTGCCAGTGGGAGAAATCAAACTCAGTTTGTATCCAGAAAGATAGACCTGATGTTTTCTGGCAATGAGAAAGACGCATTCCACGTATTCGCCGTCTATCTCCCACTTCCCGTATCTTTCCAGAACCTCAATTCTTTCCATCTTCACTTTAGAGGATAACTGAGCCAGCCCCAGAGCGTCCATTCGTTCCTTCTTGACACCCTCTCTGGCCATAACGTCTTTCTCAACGAGTTTCTTTAACTCCTCAAGGTTCTCTATTCCTTCAAGGTTCTCCAGTTCCTCAAGGGTATAATAAGTCCTGTGTATTACAGAACGGCAGGTCTGCTCGTCTTCAGCATCAGGCGGGAATAAGCAATCTTCTAAGGGGATAAACTCCAGCCTCGGCCGCCTGAATTCTTCTTTAACAGGCTGAAGTTCAAATACTGGATTGCCCAGTTCGTCTATGTCAGTCTGGACCTGCTTGAGGACTTCTTTTTCCTCAACATTCCAGTAGATTTTCATACATACTGTGCCTTCAGTAATTGCTATTTTGGTCAAATCGTCAACGGCTTCGTCCAGCCCGTAGCGGGAATTATAGATTTGCTCGCTTTCAGAAATGACTTTCATAAACTTGGAGACCTTCTCAAGATTATGGACGGCAGATTTATTTTTGGGACGCCAGCCGATGGAATTGGGGTTCCACGCTAAAGGATAAAGACGAGCATGCAGTAAATCCACCACCGCAGCAGTATGCATGGTGGAATAGTTCGCACAGTTCTCCCATGGCTCATTCTTTGGCTCACGAACTCCATGGTATAACCTTATCCCCTCCTTGACTTTTTCTAAAAAATCAGTCCTTGCCTTCTCGTATTCTTCTGCCTCCAAAACAACAGCAGCCGCAATCTCTTTCTTGTCCTCATCAGATAAAGAAGGCAAAAAAAGGTCCTCAAATACTTCTTGCTGGAGTCCTTCTCGCTCCTCTATGTTAGACACGATAGCCATCTATCTTTTTATCCATCTTCATATTACCACAGTTGCAAACTTAATTTCAAGTTTTTTTATTCTATATTTAATAAAGATTTTATTTTGTGAATATAGGTTCTGGTTTCTTCAGGCATATTCTCAAGCCCTTTCTTATAGAGATTACCGATTCCCCAGTTATAGGCTGCCAGATAGTTCTCCATAGTTTTGGGCAAGCCGTAGTGGTCCAAGTAGCGGTCAATGAGAACCAGATAATCAAGTCCTGCCTGACGGGAAATCTCAGGGTTAAAGGTGCCGATTTCAAACGGGATATTCTTATACTTCTCGGGGAAATTGTCCTGCAGGTCTTCCCAGGCGATTTTAGTCAACTGAGTTAGCCCCCGAGCCCCGCTTTTCTTATTGATAGCGTAAGGGTTCCCACCACTTTCAACTTTAATGATATACTCAATAAAAGCCTCAAACGGTATGCCGTAATCAGGAACAGCCATCTGAGAAATATCAGGCATTTCAATACCCTCCTCTGCCACTGCGGGCTTTAAGGTTAAGTTGCTCAGGCTTGTGCATAAGAATATACCGCAAACAGTCAATAGCGTGCTTAAACCGCTCATCAGGCTTGGGATTTGGCGGTTTCTCACTGCTCACCCCCTCTTTCCAGTCTTTATACATATAGTGCTTAATCATATAAATAAAGTGCCGACAACGACTGAAGACATATAATTTGGGGTGGTTTCTTAATCCCAGAGGTTTATTGGGGTCGTATCTCAGATACTCGTGAATCTTCTTATGCCCCAGAACTATGTCATCATTGCCAAGAGCAAACCTCATCGGATAGCCTGCTCGGCGGGATTCAATTTCTATTTCTTCCATAACCGTCCGCCCAGTATTCCCGTAGCGTTTGGGGCCGAAGTTGGGGTCAATTACCCGAACATCAGCCCGCCCATACATTCCCTCGTGCTGGCGAATATGGCTGACGAGGTCGCTTATGAGGTCAGTCTCAAAGTCCTCATCGTAAATATAACAGTCCCCCGTAGGGTCAACAGCCAGCCATAATACGAAATTCGGCTGTCTATCGTGGGGGTCCACTGCCATAAACCGCCGCCAGTGGTGAGGAATAGGAAACTCTTTCACCACGTGGACGTTATCATTGAATTCCTTGAATACTAACCCCCTCAGGTGCATAAATTTACCCTCTTTACGAGCCATACGCTCTTCTTCTGGATACTGGGCAATCATACGCTGAATGTCCTCGTGCTCCAGAAACCCCCGAACCCCGTGCTGCTTGCAGGCATCTTCAATATCTGAATACACAATACCAATATCATCACTTTTCCCGATTAAATCATATAAATACGCCGCGTGCTGTAAGGGAGTCATAGAGACCAGAATCTTCCCCCCGAATCGGAATCGGGCAATTACCGCATTGAAAATCTTCTCAGGAGGCGGCTCGTCAAACCAGCACAGATTTATCGTCTTGCCCTCATACTCCATAACGTCCTGCTCGTAGGTCATCAGATAAATATGAGTGCCCATAATGTTTATGAATGACTCAAAACTCTTCCCCCGCTTCTGCATATAATAAGAATTCTTGGGCAACCACTCCTTGAATGCCGGGATAATAACATCCGTTATCCCTGTCGGAGTTGACGCTACCAGAATCTTCCGCCCCTGAAACCGTTGCTTGAAATAATCATACTTGAACCACTTGTTCCGATAGGTAAGAGCAATGTTTATAATAACATTAACCATTATCGCCGTCTTCCCACTGCCATTCCCCCCACTGAATATGTTTATGAACTTATTCCCCTCCGCCACCAGCCGTATGAATTCCTCTTGCTTCCCCGTGGGCACAAAATACTTGCACTTATTCTCAACTTTCCGCCGCTCTATCTCCGCCTCTATCTTTACCAGTTCATCTATGGCATCAAGCACATCAACATCAGGCTTGGGCATCTGTTACCTCCCGAAATTCCACTTCCTGGGCTTCTTGCCGCCACTTCACCCTCAATTCCTCCAGATTAACTCTCCCGCTTAACTTCTTCAACCGCTCCAGTATCCGCTTCCGCCGCTCCTCTAATTCCTCATCACTCATCCCATAAAATTGCATCACCGCTATGTTCACTCCCTCCCCCTCAACCTCTTTCCTCGCCTCCTCTAACGCCCTTATCTTCACCTTCTCATCTTCCGTCTTGTGATATATCTCCTCCAGCCTGTCCAGCCTCACCCTCTTATGGTATATCGGCACCTCCATCACCGCCCGAACATACTCTTCCCTCATCTTCATTAACAATAACTTCGCCCGCCTCTTCCGCTTCCACTTCTTCCACCCCTCCCTGAATGCCTTTAACTCCTTTACCCCTGCCTCTTTCCTGACTGCGTCTATCGCTTCACCTTCTTGCCTGAATGCCGCTACATAACCCAATACCTTCTCGTATAACCCCTCCCACTCTTTTTCCTGAGAACTTAACTTAATGTGAGTGCTCGCTTTCTTCCCTTTCATCAACTCTATTGTAGCATATTTTTAGTAGGGGTAGGAAGGGGGATACTTGACTATCTGGTTCCATAACCCCCATTTCGTGGGGGCTCCACCCCCCGCCCGAGCATAATGCGGTTTTAACATTACGCCCAAA